CCCCGATGGCTTCCGCGAGTTGCGCCGCCGCGTCAAAATCGCCTTCGGAAAGCGCGGTATCAATCGCGGTCTGTATCTGCCCAGTAATCGCGCCGATGTAATCCGGGTTGCCGAGCTGTTCGGCAATGCCGAGCGCGTCCGTTAGCCGACCGTCCGCCGATGCAGCAGCTAAGTCTGTTTCTAGCTGCGCGATGGTATCCGTTACCGCTTGCTGACTGGCGGTTGTGTCCACCGTTGGCAGGATGGAGAATTCCGCGCTTGCGCCTAACCCCGCCTGCGCGATGAACTCATCACGCATCGCAGCAAGCCGCGCTTCAAAATCGGCTAACGTTTCGCCTGCTGCCTGCTGTACGTTAATCGTCTGTGCGCCCGCGCCGAATGCGCCCGCAACGTTAAGCGTTGCATTCGCTAACCCGATGTTGCTAATCAGGTCTTGCGCGGCTTGAATGTTGCCCGCTGCTAACTGTTCCTGAATGGCGGTGTTAATTGCGCCGCCCACGTCGGCCTCACTGACACCCCGATCTAGCGCGGTCTTAATCACGTTACCGATTTCAGCGGGGTCTACGTTCTGCACATCGAATGCGAGTTGACCGCCTGCTAACCGCGCAATCTCGGCTTGTGTACCGCTGGCATCCCTACCGAGAAACCCCTGAATGCTGGCAATCATCTCAAGGAGCGAGATAACGAAGTTGCCAATCGCAGACTGTATGCGGTCTACCTGGTCACTGAAACCGGGAATACGGAACCCGATTTCGATGGCATCCGGTAGGCTTTCGCCTGAGGAAAGTGCGTCAAGCGTATCTTGTAACGCGGTCTTGAAATCGTCTAACGTTTGGCGAAAGGTGCTGTTATTGAGGAAGTTCTCAACGGCTACCTGAGCCTCACGAAAGAACGTGTTAACCGTTGCGCCTAGCGTGTCCTGAAACGCGGCGCTGGCATCGTCGGCGCGGCCTTCAATCGTGTCAAAGAATTCGTTAACCGGGTCAAGCGAAAGCAGCGTATCAAGACCGAAGTCCTCCGCCTGAGTACCGAATAACGCGGTTGTTAGGCTGCGCTGATCGGCGGCAGGTGCATTCTGTATTGCCTCGATGACGCCCGCTAGATATTCTGCCCCGACTTCCCCGCCGCTGGCGCGTACTTCATCGGGTGTCGGTAAGCCTAACGTATCGAGTGCGGCTTGCGCGTTTGCATCTCCGGTATCGTTTGCGCGGATACCGAACTCGCGCACGGCGTCTAGCACGCGGTCGGCGTTATCGAAACCCGCGTCTAACCCCGACTGAATAAGGCCGAGTGCTTCACTACCATCTAACCCGGCTTGCCGAATGGTGGAAGCGTATTCAGTAAGCGTTCCCGCTAACCCGCCGTCGGCATTCAGCCCCGATTGTGAACCAGCGGTCAGGAGATCAAACGCGGCTTGAATGTCAGGGACTAACCCAGTTTTGACAAGCTGCTGCGCCGTCCGCAAATTCTCGGTAACGTCACCGCCGAAAATGTTTGCGAAGTTGATTGCGCTGGTTGTCGCGGCGTCAAGGTCGGCGGGGTCTATGCCCAGTTGTACGCCCGTCGCCAGTGCATTGGCGACTTCCTCACGACTTGCCCCGGTTGCCGCAAAAATATCATTGACGCGCTGTTGAGCGTCGGGCAGTTCCTCGCCAATTTGCGCGGTTAACCGGGCGGCGGCGGCTTCGCTTTCACCGAGTAACCCGACGACGTTCTGGAGCAGGGTTGCGCCTTGCCCGCCAAGATTTAGCGCAAGCTCAATGACTTGTAGATTGCGGATTTCATCCAGTCTATCAAGGACGGCCTTACCTTCTGGCGTTTCCTGCGTATCAACTTCAGGCGTAACCGTTTCGCTATCTAAATCCGTTACCGCCTTAATCGGTGTATCGTCTAGCGTTGGGTCAATCTCTGGCGTGTAGGTGGCACTATCCAACGCCTCTAAATCATTAAGTGCGCTGGTTTCGACGGTTACATCTGCCTGTATGCTGATGTCCTGACTGGACAAGCGTTCTATACGCGCTTCCAGATTATCAGTCGCATCATCTAAGCGGCTAATATCGCGCAACGCGCTGCTAGTACGCGCTTCGTATTCAAGGATTACCCGCTCAACCTGTGCATTCGATTGGCTCATGGTTTCAGTTTCTTCGCTTCGGCTTCACGCCATTTGTTCATGTCGTACTGCTGCATCATTTCCAGCCCGCGCTTAACCACATGACGCGAGTACACCAGCAAGCGCTGTGCATAAGGCACTGAACGCAAGCCACCCAAACCAGCCTCGATGAGCGCGTCCAGTTCGTCGAGCGTCGCCTCCCATTCCACTTTCGGAACTGGCGGACGGTCGTAGAACGCCGGGTGCGCCTTTTTCGTCAAGATGTTGACGAAGTTTACCCCGCCATACGTCACGCCGAAAGGAGCGCATCACCGCTTCCACCTCTGAGGAAGCCAGCGGTTTCAACGCATTCGTAATCGCATACTTTTCGATGGCGGCGATGTCCTGCGCGGTGCGAATGATGAAGAGCATCAACACCGCTTCCCAACTATCGGCGGGCAACTTGTCGCCTAACCGTTCCCGCGCTACCTGTAAATCGTCTGCGAAATAGTTGACTAACTGCCGTTGGTCGCATTCGTTGCCGCCGATTTCCGCGCCGACGACTGACCGCACGCAAATGTAATCTTCGAGCCACCGCTGGCGCTGCCGACCGGCGACCGCTTCCGCCTGTGCAAACGCCTGCATTTGTTCCTTGTTCCAGTCGTAAACGTCGGTTGTGCCTTCCAGTAACGTCTGGAAATCGCGTTTCTTAGGATCCGGGTATGCCTCACGCGCCTGCGCTTTCATGAGGAAGATTTCATACAGTGAAAGCGATTGCACGAAGACCGTAATCCCCGACGATAACGGGACGGCGTAAGCGGTTTCTGTTAGCATGGGTATCCTGTGAAAGAGGGGCGAGTTACCCCGCCCCTACTGTTGACTAGCCGGTGATCTTTTCGATGTAGCGGTTGCTGGAATTGGCATCGCCAAACGCATACGCTGTATTCCACAGGTATTCGCTGGTAATGATGACATTGATTGACGAGTTCGCAGGGCTGGTGTAGCTACCAATGATTTCGATGTTACCCGCGCCGCTGCGACCGCCGAACAGATCGCGCAGGATACGCGATTGCGTGCTACCGTTGGTCTGCACGATGTAGAGGAACGTACCGCCGGGGCCACCGAAGGCAAGGCTATCAATCGCGCCCGAACCACCGTCGGGGATGGACGGGGTAGTCCATACGGGCGTCTGCGCTAACCCGTTCGCGGTGGCATACAGGACGCCGCCCGCGCTACCGACGAACAATTCATCACGTCGGTTCTCATCCATTGAAGGCACTGCCAGCGCGTTAATGGCAGTGGTGCTAAGACCCGTAACGGTTACGGTATCGCACACGCCATTGCGCCGACGGATGAGGGTACCGGACGCGCCGCCCAACCATTGCAGCTGATCGGATGCAACCGCAATCTCGGTCAGTGAGTTTGCCGTACCCGACGTAAACGCAGTCCAGGTGACACCGCTATCGGTGGAAATCCAGGCGTTACCGCTGGTGCCACAAGCTATTGCGGTTGTGCTATTGATGGCACGCACCGCGTTAACGACTGTACCGCCTGCAATCGAGGCGCTGCGGGTGAAGTTCGTCACCGTACCCGCTTTGAACTGCGACCAACTCATATAGAGCAAGCCGCCGCCGGTGCTGGTACCGGAGGCAATCAGGTTATCGCCGCACTTGGTCAACCCGGAACCAATGAAGTTAGTGAATCCGGTGAGCGTGGTATCGGTCATCGTAGCGCCGCCATCGATTGACCAATACAGATGGCTCAGGTTGGAACCGTCGGCAACGCTGATAGCTGCCCATTCTTCGCTGCCATCACGGTTATTGTTGACGCCGGTAGATTCGCCCGCGTCAATCGGGGCAGCACACAGTACCGCGTCATTCACAGCCAAACCAGTAGCAGACAGAATGCGCTGGCGTAGCAGTTTTAGTGCTTCAGCAAACCACATGCCGGTTTGGTTAGCGGGATACTGCACATCGGTACTGCCATCTTCTGAGCCGTCAAGATGATTGATAAGACCCTTGCTAAACGCGCCGGGTGTCTGGTCAGCATAGCAGCCGCCGTAAATCCACATCTTGCGGTAGTTCTGCGGCCATGTCGGGTATTCACCGTCAACGAACGTTACCGCTAGCGTCTTAAAACCGCTTAGTGGTTCCAGTTTACGGAGAGAGGATACACGCAGCGTAATCGGCAGTTTGAACACGCCCGGTAAACCCGTACGCGCCATACCAACGATTTTCATGCGATTGGTGTTCATATCACGAGCGCCGATTGGCGTCATCGTGTATTCGCCGCCCGACGGATTGCCGATTGAGAACCCGGCTTGATCGTTTTCAAATTCCAGCGGGGGCAGTGGTGCGCTTGCGCCGGTTGTGCCGGGTTGCACCAATACCAACCGCTTCATGTTTTGCAGAGGCGTAGGCATTGCTTAATCTCCTAACGACGCCTTGCGCGTCGAAATGCGTTGGTAATGGCGCGGCTGCGGTCGTCTTTGAACTGACGTGCAAAGTCCTCACCGAAGTTTCGCGCCTCGGTTCCCGGATGGTTCACCTCTTTTGCTGTGACCCACCCGCCGGTAAAACCACTGATCCCGCCGTATCCGCCGGGTACTGTTTTCGGTTGATAGCCTGTCTGAAACGTGAGCTTGCCGCCGTTGCGCGCTTGGATGACGTGCGGCTTCGTTCCCTTATCCACCCATACCCAATACTTCGCATTCGGCCCGGTGGCATCGATGCGAAGCTCTACCCCGTTGCGCGTGATGCGTACGACCGTTACAAAGTCCGGCTTATGCGTCCAGTTATCGACCACGCCCTGATAGCGTTTCATTTGGCGGTCGCCTATCGCGCTAAACTCTCGCAACAGTTCCGCACGGAACTTGCGATCCGTTTCCGCTATCCGTTGCCGGGCGGCGGAAACAAAGCGGTTATTGCTCATCGCTGGGGTACGATCTTCGCTTTCGTCACCAGGCGCACCGTTTCCGGCTTGATGGTTCTCCAGAGGTGGATACCTGCGCGGGTGATACCGAACGGGGGTGGGTTCTGCGCGTCGGCGGTCATGACTTCCGTTGACGCTTCTCTATCCATGTCCCACATTTGCATAGACCGATCCCACAGGGACGGCGTTTGCGGCATGAGGACGTTTGCGTAACGGCAGATGACGCTTTCCAATGTTGCGTATCGGGCATCCGTTGCCGATAACCCCGCCTTGTACCATAGGCGTACTGAGTGCGGCGCGGTCGTCGGTTCCGTCTGCCCGCTTGCGGTATACAGTCTTACTAACCCGTATTCGTAATCCATGACGGCGGCGCTGGCGTTGGTGATAACCTGCCCTGCTACCGGGTCAAACGAGATCAACTGAACCGCGCTTGTGGCATCGGCGTACACGCGATAGATGTCTACCGCGTTGACGTAATCCGAGGCATCGGTAGCGGTGCCTGCTGACTTCGCTTGCTCAGGCTTCTCGATTGCGCCGTAGGTGCTGTCTACGTACTCTTGCGCCCACACGTTGGGGTGGGTGAACACGGCGCGGTGTCCGGTCATGGTTACGGTGTTGCTGCTACGGGTGATGGTCAGCGGGTAGATTGTCCAGTCCAGATTGCCCGCTGTCAGTGCGCCGTCGGCGGTACGGAAACACGCCACGAACTCCTGTTCGTCTAGCGCCGTGTCTCCGCCCGTGAGCGTAAACGTTACGGTAGCGCGGTCAAGTATCCCGTCATCGTCGCTATCGGTGTAGGTCACAGTGACGTTATCATCCACCAGCGCGGTTGCCCGCTTGCCGATAGCGTGTATGAAGCCATCGGGTAGATTGAACGTCTGTTGCTTCCACGACGCATCACGATTGACCGCCAGCGTCACCGGGCCTACCCACGTTGGCACCGGGGGATAACCCAAGTAAGGCCACACCCCGTTAACCGCGTTCGTCAGCGCGTCGGCAATGACATCCCTATCCCGTTGGATGTAAGGAATGTGCTTGCCCGCATTCGGTTCGCGGCTGGTGTTATCGTCGATAAGCTGGTTGAAACGCCACACGCTTTCGAGCATGACATCTCGCCAGCGGTCTAACAGGTTGTACTTATCCGCGCTTGCCCGTGCCATTATTCGCCCTTTGCTGCTTTCCGCTTCGGCGCGGGTTCTGCTTCCTCAATCGGTCGCCAGAGTTCGGGATCACGCGCAAGCAATGCCGCGCCGTCGGCTTCTGGTACCTCTATCGGTTGCCCAATTTGAACATAGACGCTGCCACCGGATAGCGGCAGGTCTACGGTAAAGTCTTTCGTGCGAGTGCCGATGAATTCAAGTTTCACGGTTACCCGCCTTTACGCTTGCGCGGTGTCGGCGCTGCGACCGCTTCCGGTTCCACGCTTTCGGCTTCCACAGGTTGCGGTTCTGCAATCGGTTCCGGGGCAGGCGCGGCAACGGCCACCGCGCCCACTTTCACGGCTACCCCGTTCTCGATTAGGTAATCCGCTTGCCCGTACAAGCGCGGATCGTCCTCGGCATAATCGCCGGGTTCAATCCGCTGAAAGTCGGTTGCGGCGCTGCCATAATTACGCAGAACGGTAATCATGTTTACGGCACCAGGTTAACGTCATCGAACGCAACCAAGACGACGATAGACACGTCAGTCGTGGTCGGTGCAACGGTTCCGGTTTCAGTCCATGCCACGCCCAACCGCTGATTAGCGGAGAAACGCACCACGCCAGCACCCACACGGGCGCTGCGCTGTTGGTTGGTGTCATCGGTGACACAACCGAGGGACGTATTCGCGGTGCCATCAATCGTCGGGTTCCAGGTAATCACGCCGCCCGTGAGGTCGGCATTGTGACGTACTGAAATCGCGATGACGCTACCCGCAAACGGCATCACATAGGCAGGGCTAGTCGCTTCCACCGTGTTTGCCGTACCAGCCGCGTCCGGGATGTTAGAGGCTTGGAACACAAACGGGACAACGTAGGTTGTCACCGCAATGCGTTCCTGCATTTGCATAGTCATGTGGCACCTCTATTAGACGAGGCTGTTGTACAGGATGGAAGCGCAGTCGGCATCCTGACGAACCATACCCAGTCGGGCGGTTGCGGTCAGAACATAGGTATCGTAGTAAGGTACGAAGTCCAGGCTCATGGTCATCCGGCGGCGGAAACCGAGCTTCCAGTAAGGCTTGTAGACCAACAGGAAGGACGTGCGGGTGTTGTTGCTGCCCGTACCCGATACCATACCAGCGGTGTTGCTCAAGCCGAGTTCGCCAGTCACCAAAACCGGGATGCCATTCACGCGCCCAACTTCACCCGTGAGGATGGTGGCGTTCTGACCGTACTTATCGATGGTCAACAGTTCGGGCAGTGCCAGTAAGCGATCGTGACCTTCCGGGTTGGTGATGTACACCAAGTCACTCAGGCGGGCGCTGTAGTTACGAGACAGTGCTGACTTCAGGGAACGCAGTTGGGCAAGGGTTACGCCTGCCGCGCCGCCGTCGATAGCGTTGGTGGTCGTGGTAATCAGCGGCAACTTACGCAGACCGTTGAACGCCAGATACCGGGCAGTCGCCGCCGGGGTACCGTCAATCAGGTTGATGTTGGTATTCAGAGTGGCGTCGGTATCACCATTCAGGATGATGTAATCAAAGGTGTCCATCATGGCGCGTTCGGCCTGATCGCGTACACGCGGGATAACCGGGATGATAGCATCCTCGTCCAGTTCAGCGGAGAACATGGTACGCAGCGCCAGCTTGGAAGCGCTAATGGTGACCTTGCCAGTACCGAACTTGCTATCTGGGATAGGACTATTGCCATCCGCCAGCGTCAGCGCGTTTTCGTTAGCGGTTTCCGCTACGAAGGAAACCGTAGGATCGCTGCCTTCAATCGGCAGTTCATACGGGTTCGACGGCATTTCAATCACGTCCATCTGCGGGAAGATGGTATTCTCAAGGCGGGCGCGTTCCCACAACTGTGACGACCACAGAGTGGGCACCCACTCATCACCGAAGGTGGCCTGAGTGCTGGTGCTGAGTTCGTTCGCCTTGATGTAGTTGATTGACTTGACAGCCGACGCGGTTTCACCCTGATCGCCGAACTTGATCTTGCCTTCGTCGTAAGCCTTGCCTGCACGGTGCGCCAGTTCCTTGACCAGTTCGGCGGGGATTTGGCGGGAACCGTTGCGGCGGTTCATCAGATAGAACGCGAGGGCGGACAGGTCGTTAACCGACAGCCCCGCCTGTTCGTACTTGCTCTTAACGCTGGTCACCGACGGCTTCTGAGCGCCGCCATCCTGCTGCAACATACCAATTCCTCCAGTGAATGCGGGGGCGGCGCTGGTCGCCGGGGCAGCGGCTTTCGCGGCTTCGACGGCATTGTTCACCAGTGCGTCGTAAGCGGCTTTCGCAGCGGCGATTTTGTCGCTGTGTTCTTTCAGCAGTCCGGCGGCCTTGCTGGCGACGGCTGCGAGTACGGGAGCCGGGTTAGCGGCGGCTTCGGGTGCGCTGGCGGCGGGGGTCATTTCAGTGACCAACTGCTGCGCCATTGCAGCCAGTTCTTCGGGAGTGACACTGATCGCGCCAGCCTGGGCAAGGCGGTTCAGAATGTCACTCACCATCTGTTGCAAGTCCATTTTTGTCTCCTGCGTAGTAGGTGAGTTGTCGATAACCGCGCTTGCGGGTGTTGGCTCTATAGGCGCTGCCTCTTTAGCCGTTTCCGCGTCGGCGGGGATGAACCGAGATACATCCAAGTCAAGCGACTTGTAAGCGGTCGCTAACTCGGTAGGTTCGCTATAGTGTTTGGCGGTAATCCATGTACCGCGTGGTTCTGCCGGAGTGGGTGTCAGGCTGCCTTCCACGATAGGCCACTCAAGAATGCGCCCATCGTTGTCCACCTTGACAATGTGCGGGATTGAACCGCTAGACCACCCTAACGCGCCTTTTTCAACCATCTCGTAAACCGATTGCGCGTATTCGTTGTGCATGGCAAGTTGCGCCTCTGCCCACAAGCCGACATCGTTTTTCGTAACCGATGTAATCAGGCCGACGGGTTGCGCCTTGACGGTTTTATCGAGGCCGTGATGGTAGAGCGCCGGGCGGCGGTCATACCAATCAAGGTGATACTCAGTTTCCGGGGTGAAGTATTCGCCGTGTAGGTCGCGTGCTTCCGGGCTGCCGAAGTACACGAGGTATCCTGCAACCCGGCCTTCGCCGAGCGCCTTTAGCGCGTGTTCCATAAGTTATGCCTCTACTGTTTGGTGTAACGCTGAATGAGCTTGCGCCCCGCTTGCCAATGTTGGTCAAGCGCCTTGCGGTAAGCGGCGCGGTCGGCGTTGCCTGTTTTCGGGCGCGTTGCCCACTTCATCAACTGAAACGCGGTTACGCAGTATTGCAGGCGGTTGTCGGTTTCCGCCTGCGTTTCGGTTACGGTAATCGCTTTCAACGCTTGCGCGATAGCGACGACATCACGTAAATGCATCTGCTCAATAGTCAGGTTGTCCACTAGAAGCGCCCCTGTGCTTTTCCCGTAGACCGCACGAGATTGCATTTGCAGTTGAAACCCTTGCATTCGAGGGTGTCCGCTTTCGGCAGCAGGCGGCGGCGCGTCCAGTCTTTCATGCGGTGCCGTTGCCCGTTTAACCGTTGGCAGTCATCGCAGTGTTCGGTTGGCCCGTATACCCATTCATACATGCCGTTGCGGTCGGCAAGCCCTAGCGCCAGCGTGTAAATCGGGTAGATCGACTTGTTAAACCACATGGATGGCTTCTGTTCTGCCATCGCCGCCGTAATGCTATCTTCATCGCTGTAAAGCGTAGACAGTAGGCTATTCACATACTGCCGCTGCTCGCGTATCAGCGTGTCAATCTCCGCCTGTTCATCGGCGTCCGGTTCCGCGTCAACGCCGCCATCGGCGAACCCGTCCCGCGCTGCCTTGTTACCGTGTACGTCGATCAGGTTCATGAATGCCACACGGGCGCGGCTCTTGGTAATCCCGCCCGCCATGATTTCAGCAAGCAAGTCCTCTAGCGCGTTTTCGAAGTCTAACCGCGTTGCCTGGATCGCTTTCACGGCTAACGCGGCTTCGGTATTCGCAAACGCGGTCTTGATCGTATCCCTGTCATCGTTTGCCGCTAACAGGACATCGCGCAAGCTGTCGGCGATGGTTGCAGGTATCTGGTAAACGGTGAACGGGGTGGCCGATTTGAACCCTTTGTTCTCTACCTTCTTAGCCCACGCCTTGAGTTCGGTAATCGGGTTAAACGGCTCATACGGCACGTCTAGCAGGTTGACGCTAGGTTCATCCACAGCGGGCAGTTCTGACAGCGCCTTGACGATGCTAGGCGCTTCTGCTGCCATTCCACACGGGCAACTGTGAATGAGTGTCTTATCCGCCATGAACTTGAGTTCCGACGGCTTTACGCGGTACTTACTGCTAAATGGGATCACGCGCAATTTCTGCTTGCCGTAACCCATCGTGACGTGTGGCTTATACGCGCCCGGTTCACTGTAAGCCGATAGCTGTAACCCACTGGCAATCGCGAGGTCGTAGAGTTCCTCTTGCAACTCTTTGAGCGCCGCATTCGACTTGATGCGAAAGTGCAGCGCGTACTCGCCCACGTTATCGAATGCCGCCAGCGAGCCGACGGTTAACGCGAGTTCGGGCAACTCGACGCTTTCGAGTGCTGCCTTAAACGTCGCAATCGCTTCGTCGGTAGCGGCGGGGGAATAGAGTAACGTCACATGGAAATCATCGGCCTTATTCCACGTCACTTCCTGATCCGCCATGCGCGTTTGCAAGGTGCGTTGTAGGTTAATCAAGTCGGGGTGATTACCGAGTGATAACCCCACCCATGCATCCTTGCCGACCACTGGCGCGGGCGCGGGTACCGCCGCTGTCGCAGGCGCTTCCGGCGTAACCGGGGTAGCGGGTGCAACGGGTGCAGGCGCTTGCAAGGCGGGCAATTGGGATACGGGCAGCGGTTGACCGCCGACTAGCAACGCATCCCCACCCGGTAACGTTGGATACCCTAACAGGTTGCGGGTATCGTTCAAAGTAATCACGCCTGCCTGATACTGAGCAAGCAGCATGGTTGACTTCGATAACTGATCCTCAAGCGGCGCAATCGCGGTTTCAACATCGAAATAGAATTCGTAGTTACCGAAACCGTAGAACGGAAGTACAACATCGGTGATAAACGTTGCCAGTTCTTCGCAGTAGCGCCCGACCACCGATTGCAGGTAGAACTTGCGTTGCTCCGGTGCGCTTTGGTAGGTGGCGCTATCCCAACTACCCGCTATCGAGTGCGGGATACCGAGGGCAACCGCAATCGACTTGCGGAGATCTTCGCTAACGTTGGTTGCGGAGGCGTCGAATTCCTGCTGCACGGTCGTGAATTCGAGGGCGCTATTGAGCGCAACCCATCGCCCCTTAGCATCTTCCTTGATTTGTTCAAGCGCTTTGTCTAATTCTGTTTTGGTAACGGGTACGTCACCGCGTCCTGTCAGGATGCCCGATAGCTTCAAATCGCGTAAAAACTGATCCAACGTGTACCGCTGTATTTCGCGGTAGGTGTTGACATCATCCATGACCGATGACAACTGCGACAACCCGCGCAAGTCATCGAGGATGTTTTCCTTACGCCAGAACGCAATTTCGTTTGGGTAGTAACTGACGTTTGCGTGGTCGCCGTAGTAATCAAAGCGGTGGATTTTGCCGTTACTGATGAACGGTTCCAGCGCCAGCGGGTTCAAGGCTTGTACGCCCGTGTGATACCCGTAGTTATTCTTAATCGGCAGGATGTACGCTTCACCGAACGTAATCCGGGAGCGCATGACATACTGCAATAAATCTTGCTGGCGTAGCTTGCGGTTTTCCTTCATGGCAAGCATGAACGGGTGGTTGACCGCTTCCTCATCCCTGGTGTAATCCCACACGCCATACGGTATCGAGGTTACGTCATTCGTAATCAGGTTAACGGCGTTGGCAACGTAAGCGTTTGTGGCAACCGCCATCGCATACGATTGCTTGTCCTGCCCCCACTTTTGACGCGATTGGTACTGTAACGCGGTCGGTAGTAACCCCGAATACGCGCCGCCGGATTTCCCGTTGACCTGATAGACCATCTTGCCATCGAACATGTACACCGATGGGTCAGCCGATAGGGACGGGTTAACGCGGCGGTCAGGGTTGCGCCGAAACAGATTACGGACGTTAGATACGATACTCACGGGTTAACCCTTTGCGACGTGATACCACGCCAGCGCCGTCGCCATTACGAGGTCATCGTGTGCGCCGCTTCCGGCTTCGTAGACCCATTTGCCGTTGGCTTGCTGACGGGATATGTAAGAGCGCATTTCGTGCTGCATAGCGGGCAACGGTTGCAAGCGCAGACCGCCATTGTGTAACCCGTGTTTCAAGCCCTGAATAACCATTGGTTTCGTGCGCTCATTCGTATTAAAGGCATACAGTTCAACGCCCTCGTACAACCGTTCACCCGTTGCCGAGTATTCGCCTGACTGGAGTAACTCAATGTTGGTGTACCCCATGCTGTTATTCTCACCCATCACAGGTGCGTTCCACTTGTGCGCCATGTGGGCGATACGGGTGCGGATTTCCTGCCATTCCACGCGGTTAATGTGCAGGCAGTCCACCATTTCATAGGTGTCCGCGTCAATGATGACAAGTGCCGTGTAATCGCTGGATTGCGCGAAATCGAGGCCGCCGACATATCGGTGACCCGGTATCGGTTCCGCGTACAAGGGCGCGGTAAACTTGTCCTCAATGTTGCCGAAGTAGCCGTTACCCGATGTCAGGAAGCAGGTACGCGGATCTTCCGGGTACTCTTGCGGGAACAGGTCGCCGAGTTCGGCAATCTTTGCCCGTCGCCATGTAATCTGCTCAGGTGTTAACCCGTGTTGAGTGACTAGCGCCGCCTCGTCATCGGTGTACCGGAGTTCGGCGGTGACGGGTAAACGGTAATCGTCATCCCACCACCAGGCGTAGAAGTGCAACTTCCAACCAGAGTTACCCGACAGCGCCGCCATACACTGCTCATAGAACCAACCCTGAGCGCCGTTGGGTGTGCTTTCCAGTTCGATACGCCCAAAGCCGTGCGGTACGCCCTGCATCAAACCGGCCATGATTGCGCGTGCATCAGTCCAAAACGCCACTTCAGAACCGTGAATGCGATTATAGGTACCGCCGCGTCCCTTTTGCCGACTGCCAGCTGTCCCGATGTGGATAACGGATTGCGTGGTCGGATACCGCGCTTCCGTGGCGTTATCGATGGAGCGCACGGGCTTCCGGTTATCCGGTAGCGTATCGTAGTACCGCTGTTGCATCCGCCGTAGCTTTTGCGTGGTGTCATCGTCGTGGGCAAGCACGCCCGCGCTTACGGTTGTGTTCACCGCGCTTGTGAAGATGTCAGCCTGTATCACGGTACTGAAGCCGAGTTGCCGCGCTTTCAGGATCAAATCGCGTCCGGTACGGTTTGCGATGAAATCCGCTTGCGCCCGGTTGAGCGTCAACGGGATAAGCTGTTGCCGCTTATCAAGGATACGCAGGTCGGTAACGGTTAGCGGTGTGGTTTCCTGTTGCCGACGGCGGCGCAATTCGAGTTCGGCAGCCGCCTTAGCTTTCAACGATGGCGCGGAGTTCATCATCTGAAAGCTTGCTCACATCCATAATCTTATGTTCAGTGCGTTCGACGTACCCGCGAGACTTGCCGACGGTCTTAAGCGCGAAACAGACCGCCCAACCTTCACCCGACTTCACCGCTTTTAATAACGCGCTTTCGGCTTCATCTAGCATGTTCTCGCGTGCATCCTCTAAAGCCTCTTGAACCTTAGTGGATGCTTTAGCGCGGTCATAGACAGCGCGGCGCGTAACGCCTAGATCGGCGGCAGTGCGGGATATGTTGCCATCGTTATTCCAGATAGCTTGAATGTATGCGTCGTCGGTTAGGCGTGCCATTTTTATTACTGTGTAGTGTCGTGTAGTTATTCCGGCAACGGCGCAACCACGATGACGCCGGGTAAGCGGAAATCCGCCGCCGTCGGGTTCACGCAAACGGCAACCGCGGTCACGGTGCAACGGGTACCCGCTGCGGTACCGCTAGGCACATCGAAACGCGCTTGCACGATGGTTCCGGTACCGTCGATCACGGTTGACCCGGTAACGTGCGTTGCCGGGCTTTCCACGATGAAGGTGCAAGAGCTGATGGTTTGACCGGGGCGGAGTTTCTTCGCAAATAGGAAGTCTATCGGCTTGATTTCGCCCGCGTAGAAGTTGACAATGTTATTCGTCATGATTACGACTGTGTAATGGTGAATGCCTGCGTAACGGTATCGCTTGCCGCAACCGCGTTAGACGTGGCCTGCGCCCCGTACCACAACACGTTACCCGTTGTCGAGGCATCCGTGACCGCGTGATGTGAAATCGTGCCCCATGAACCGGACGGCGTTGGGAACGTCGCAGCCGAGAGCGATACGCTACCGCCGGATACCGCGCCCCATGCCGGAGCACCGCCGCCGTTCGCGTTAATCAGCAAGCGTGAATAGTTGTTACCCGATGGCTCAGTAATCGTGCTACCCGTGCTGCTATCAGTGGGTGCGGCGGTACACAGTGCCACATAGGTAGCGGACACCGTGAACGCCTGATTACGGAACATGCGATCAAGGAAGCCGTTTGCGGCATAGTTACTGATACCGTTCGAGGCCGTGATTTCCACGTACACCTCACTACCGGCTACCGATGGCGTATTCCCGTTTACAATCGAACGCGAGGAACCGAGCGCGCCGTAGGCCAGCACGTTACCCGCGCCATAAGTGGCACTGTCCACAATCGCCCAATGTGTGACCGTACCCCATGATCCGGTGGCTTGCGTAAACGTCACGGTACCGGATTGCGTAACCCGACGACTAGACGCCGCGCCAAAGGTAATCGCCTGCCGAGCATACGCGCCACTGTTGGCGACTTCGCTCATGCTTGCCCCGGTTGCGGTTTCATCCGGGTTCGCGGTCGCCAGTGCCAGGTACAAGGTGGCAACGGGCGTATAAGCACTATTGCGCGTCAGATGGTTCAGCAGCGCGTTTTCACCGAAGTTACTTAGACTTCCCATGTCTCACCTTTACTGAATGGTATTGCGTTCCGGTCTGGCGTCTATCCACCAGGGTGTGTTCTCTTCTATCACGGGCAACTCGTACACACCCTCAATGCGGTACCGTTCACCGTCTGCGGTAATCGTCCAGCGCCAGCCGTCCGCCTCGATGACATCAGGCGCGTTCTCGAAGATGCCCGTAAACAGGTTAACGGTATCCGGTGTAACGGATGTTCCGTTGACCGTCGCATTCAGCGCAATCGAGAGGCGTAAGCTAACGCCGTCGGGCGTGGTAGACGTACCGTTGACCACTGCTGACAGCGCACGGGCAACCCTGAGCGCTACCGTATCCGGTGTGCTGCTAGTACCCGTTACCGTTGCATTCAGCGCACGGTTAACGAGTAGTGCAGCGGTGTCCGGTGTGGTCGATGTGCCGTTCACCGTTGCAGTGAAACTGATGACACCGCTTACGCTCAGGTTCACCGTGTCCGGTGTCACTGATGTGCCGTTGACGGTCGCAGACAGCGCACGGGCTACCAGCAAGGAAACCGCATCGGGTGTACTCGACGACCCGTTGACGGTTGCGGTAAGCACGCGGTTGACGAGTAACGCCGCTGTATCCGGCGTGGTCGAAGTCCCATTGACCGTTGCCGTCATCGGGCGGGTAACAGTCATCGCCACGACATCGGGCGTTGACGACGTACCATTCACGGTAGCCGTGAAATCAATCGCGCCCGTGATGGCGAGGTTTACCGTGTCCGGTGTAACCGATGTCCCGTTCACAGTAGCCGTAAGCGCACGGCTCACCAGTGCGGCGACCGTGTCCGGTGTGCTACTGGTACCGTCTACCGTTGCAGTTAAAGCGCGTGCAACCAATAAGGCGACGGTATCCGGCGTCGTGGATGTGCCATTGACCGTTGCGGATAATGCACGGGTCACTAACAGGGAAACGACATCGGGTGTTGAGGACGTGCCATTGACCGTTGCAGTAAGCGCCCGCGCCACTAACAGAGAGACTATATCGGGCGTGCTACTGCTACCGTTTACAGTGGCAGATAGAGCCCGCGCAACCAACAAGGAAACAATATCGGGTGTGGTGCTTGTGCCGTTGACCGTGCTAGTCAACGCACGGTTGACGAGTAACGCCACCACATCCGGCGTGGATGAAGTCCCGTTGACCGTCGCCGATAGCGGACGGGTTACGAGTGCGGATACCGTATCCGGGGTGGACGAGGTACCGTTAACGGTAGCGGTGAAGTTGACCGTACCGCCCGCGCTCGGTGCAAGCAGCAGACCTAAATGGGGTAACGGTGCCGGATCGCCGCCGCCGCTACCGGATACCGCGCCATCCGTCTGCGCTTGGAAAGCGTCTTGCTGGAACCCGTTACCCTGGAACATCGGTTAACCTTTTAACGGCGGGTCAGGGTCGCGTGAATATCCTGCACAGCCTCTTTGTAGAATTGGACAGCAAAGGCTTGGAAATCCTGTGCGCGCACAGACACGTCCGGATGAGTACCATAACCCCATGTGGCTTCAAAATCGCAGTTAAACCCGGTGGGATTATTTTCCGCGTCGGTATGCGGTGCCTGTGTATCGCGCCACTCTTTTCGGAGGTAGTAAAACCAAAATTCGGAAACCGGAGGCCAACAATGTGTCGGGTCGCCATAGGCGCGGCACGATGCCCAGTGCGGGACGATAATCGTTGCTTTTGCGCCCGGTTTCATCACGCGGTATAACTCATTGACGATATGCACGCGCTCGGTTCCGGTGAAATGTTCGATGACGTGGGAGGCGTGTACTTCATCCACGCTACCATCCTCAAAAGGCCAACGCTCTTTGAGATCAGCAACCACATCCACACCGGGAAAGGCGATGCTATCCACGCCGACGAACCCGTCTTTTTTGCGCGTCCCGCAACCGATGTCTAGTTTCACCACGTCATCCCTGTATTTACGTCAAAATGACCGACTGGCACACGGCAATCCACCGCACAGCGATAACCGTACTTGCGAGCTTTCGACCAGAACGCGAGGTCTTGCGTGCCTAACCCTTGCCCGTCCAAACCGTTCAAGGTTTTGAACCAAGGCTTTTCGATCTTCTCATCCTTGAACATGGATAAGCGCCACAGGTTGAAGCCCATGCCCGTCCCGTAGCACTCGACGACTTCGCCCGGTCGTGGCGGTTGTGGGCGGAAGTTCACCACCGGGTCTTTGATGTCCCCCCAAATTTGGGGTACGCCGCCCTCGCCCTTTGTCCAGTACAAGCCGCCGATGCAGGCGTATTCCGGGTGTTCATCCATTGCCCGGATGAGCTTCAGTACCCCGTCCGGCGGTGGCACGTTGTCATGCTCAATGGTCAGCAAGTATTCCCACTTGCACAGATCAGAATGAGCAAGCACCGCTTCAATCCCCTGATTGTAAGCGTCGCCTACTTCCATCCCCTGACACAGCAGGCGATACACACCCTGATTAGGCGGGAAGATGAGGTTCCAATGTGCTAACGCCACTTTCGTGGAAATCGTTGCGCCAGCGGGTAACAGGACGATAACCCGCTGCTGCTTCCACGTTGCCCCCTCGATAATGCGAGAGGTTGCGGTTTCCAACGCGGCATTGTGTGCGCCGAAATCGTAACCCGTAATCGTCATACGGTGCCCACTTCAAAGGAGAACATCGGCGGGCGCAGCAATATAGAGCTATTGCCCTGTATCTGGCTAAAGGCGATGCTATCCGGCATGGCGGTACTAAAGCTCACGCTATAGCGCCCTTGCCCTAAAATGGGTTGCATAGTGGCGTTACTGGCTTCGCCGTAAATGCCGCTGTAACTACTGTTCGGTTGTGAGGCCAACATCTGATTGATGGTCATACCCGCGCCGCCGCCGGTCGTGGTACGGCTCCAGATGCCCACCCAATAATCCCCGCGTGTAAACGTTGAAGTAAACGGAATGGTCATGTTACGCAAACCACCCCACAGACTATAGGAGCCAACCGTCCCTGACGCGCTGAAGTTGTGGCTGGTACTGGTAGAAGTCAGCAGCGAAATCGAACTTTCGTTCCGGGTGTAGACGCCAAAGCTAAAGCTAAACGTTGCGCTGTTGCTGCTGTTGCTCGCGTTCGACAACTGAATAGGCATAATCACGCGGTCAAACTGGAAGTTGGGCGTGTTGGTCATGGGAGCAACATACAACGTACCTGCACCCTGAGCGCCCGCCACACTTTCCGCGCCGTAGCCAAACGGGTCATACCCATTACGGGTGATTTCGCCAGCGCCAACAATCCCGATGACTGAACCGCTACCGACCAACGTGACGTTATCACCACCGCTGATAACGATGTTGGTTCCGCTCACTGTAGACGCATTCGACGTATTGCCGATCAGCGTAAAGAATTGGTTATGCCCGCTGTTCCAGTCGCTAGGGCGCACCAGATTGGTAGCGGCAAGTGTGGTGGTGCTACCCTGCGAATTAAACCCGGTAATCGTTCCGGTGAAATCCGCGTTCGTGTTACTGAAGGCGTGAATGACTGCCACCGCTACACCTCAATATAGGTCAACGCGCCATCCACACTAATGGCGGCGCTCAGTTCGAGGTTAAGTAGCGTATTGGTGCCCGTCTGAAACCACCCTGCCGGGTTATACGGCAACACGAAACCCGTATTCGCAACCAGGTTCATCTGCCCCGTCAGCGCGGTACCGCCTGCCCCGTCCTCGAAGCGGACG